GCTGGTGCAACATTCTCAAAAGTTGAATTAACTACAAAGAAAATTCGCTTAGACTGGGAAGTATCATCAGAAGCACTTGAAGACAATATTGAAGGTGCAGCATTGGAAGATCATATCGTAAGATTGATGACCAACGCTTTCGGTAATGATATCGAAGACCTTGCAATTAACGGAACAGGTACAGGTTCAAATGCTTTCACTAGCATCATGAACGGTTTCGTAAATCAAGTAACAGCGAACACTTCAGCAGCACACGAGTCAGTAGCCAACGTAGTATCAAATGCTTGGACAACAAACGTATTGCAAGATATCATTCTTGCTATGCCACGTAAGTACCGTGCACTTAAGAATAATCTTAAGTTCTACGCAGGTACAGACGTTTTCCAAGGTATTGTTAAAAACAATGGTACTCTTGCAGATGCTATTGCCGAAGCCTTTGTAAATAAAGGTCCAGGTACAGAAGCAAATCGTCAAGCATACCTTGATGGTAACGCACAAACATTCGGAGGAGCACGTACAACACGTGTACTCGGAATTGATGTTCAAGAAGTTCCTTACTACCCTGCAGGATATGTCGATTTGACATTCCCTGCTAACCGTGTATGGGGTTTCCAACGCGACATCACAGTTAACCGCGAATACAGACCAAAGAAAGATACTGTAGAATATACAGTTTTCGTTCGTTTCGGTATTCAATGGGAAGAACTAGATGCAGTCGCTTATGCGGATGCAGCAGGCGAATAGCCTAATCTGTAATACAATTTTAAGGGGAGTAGGATTAATTTCTTACTCCCTTTAATATTTAATTAAATGATATAATACTACAAGGAGGAATATATGTCAGAATTAGACAAAGATTTAGATCTACAAACACCAGAAACAGTTGAAGAAAATATTATTCAAGACGCAATTGTTGAAGATATTGTAGAAGAAGTTATAGAAGAAATCCAACCAGCATTGTTAGCCCCAGGCGAAGCATTAATTCCAGAAGACAAAAAAGAAGCAGTTGAAGACCTTGTTGAAGGACTTGCTCCATTATCAACTGGTGCCATTGGTGTTGGAAAACAACCAAGAACTAAAAAAGAAAAACCTGCTGCCCCTAAACAAGGTAAAGAAAAAGTTGCCATTAAGTCAACTAAGAACGTATCCTGGATGGGTGTAGGTCAAGTAAAAGTTGGTATCAACTACGTATCCGCAGAGGAAGCAAAAGAATGGTCAACACGTAATCACATTACAGTTTTGAAACCAGAAGACGTTGCAAGGGAATACGGCTTATAAACAATGGAAGCATTAAGGGTTCCACCATACCCACTAACACTAAAGTTTGATGTCCCAACAAGTGGAGATATCTACACTCTTAGATTACAGGATTTGGTGGAACACTTTGTTGAAGAATCAAATATAACTTCAGCAAACTTACAAATAACATATGTAATACCATTATCAAAAATAGAATTTGACAGAAAATATGAAGTTAAGATTTTAAATTCAGATGAAGAAATAGTGTTTGAAGATAATTTAGACATAGTAAGACCATATACTGACCCTAATAAACTTGGAACTACCGCTTCAGAAATAACAGAAGCAAAATATAACGAACTTATTGCAAGATCAATTATTGACTCATTCGTTGTTGATGGTTTTTATAATCAAAAAGTTATTGTTCAAACAGTTGGAGAAGGATTAGATTATATACCTTTGTGGGTAAATGCTTACAAGGTATTGAGAGTTTATGAAAACGATGTTTTAATTTTTGATGTTGATGAAGAAACAAACGATAGATATTTTAAATTATCATTAGATAACTCTGCTGTACAAGAATATATTCCCAATTCAACAGAATCATTAAATAGATTAGAAAAAACTCTACCAAATCTTCCAGTATCATACGGTGATTTAGGGTATTATGGTTGGGATACTGTTACTTTTCCTACAGGATATGACTATACATTAGTTTTAGATGCTGGATATAAAACAATTCCGTCAGATATTCAGGCAGCAACAGAAATGTTAGTTAATGATATTAAATGTGGAAGACTTGATCAATATAAAAGATATGTTGAAGAATATCAAACAGACCAGTACAAAGTTAAATTTAATGCTAAAAAATTATTTAACGGTACAGGCAATATCATAGTTGATCAAATACTATCAAAATATACCAAGAACATTACTAGACTAGGAATACTATGATATGTTTAGACGACAACTTTTTATATCCCATGACAGCAGAAGTGTATTATTCATCCGTTGAGCAAGGTCAGTACGGTAATATTAAAAAGCAATGGTCAAAATTTAAAGATATAAAATGTTACTTTGCATCTGGCAATATTAGAAATAAAGAAGAACAACAAGTACAAAATGTAGCAATTGTTTTTGACACAGTTTTGAGCGGTAGAGTTCCAACAGATATTAGATTTGATGATATGAATGGTGGAATTGCATTAACTAATCTTATTATAACAAATATATCAGATGGAGAAGGTAACCCTATATATGTTGAAACAGGTGGGGTTCGTGCTGGCAAATCAAGTCTTTTTGAAATTGCAACACTAAGCCCATACTCTGGTTTGTTTGGAAAAACAGAATACTATAAAATTGTAATTAAAAGGTCTGATAGTCAGGCGATAGATTTATGATAAAATTTGATACAAGACAGTTTAAAAAAGATATGGACAATATTGTAAAATACTCTATGGGATTTTTAGAAGGAGTTGAGGGTGGCAAAAAGTTATTTTTAAATAATCTTGGAAAACAAACTATAGAGGTTTTGAAACAATTTGTTGACACAAACGCCAGAATAGATCCAGCAGCATTGCAACATGTTTATGAGTGGTATAAATCTGGAAGTCCAGAATCAAGATTATTTGATATACAATATACTGTTAGTGGATTAGGATTATCAGTAATGTCAACATTTACACAATCATCTCAAGTAAGAAATGGATCCACAGAACCTTTTTATAACAAAGCAAGAATAATGGAAAAGGGTGTGCCAGTTATAATAAGACCTAAGAAATCACCTGTATTGGTTTTTGAGCAAGATGGAGAAACAGTGTTTACTAGAAATCCAGTTTCAGTATCTAGCCCTGGTGGAGAAGATGCACAGGGTAGTTTTGAGTCAACTATAGATATGTTTTTTCTACAATATTTTAAACAATCATTTTTAAAAGCATCTGGTCTATATGATTATATAAAAAGACCACAAGTATTTAAAACTAATATGGCAGCAGGAAAACGCAGTGGTAAAGGTGTTGGGTATTCAACTGGATATAAATGGATTTCTAATGCGGTGATTGCATAATGGCTGCTACGATACATCATCCACCGTCATTGATTAATGCTTATTTACAAAATAAGATTAGTGAGTTTTTTGATCAAGAATTTACAATACCGTTTTTTCCTACTAGCCCAACAGATATTGCTGCTCTAACTGAATCATTTCCAGAGTCTACAGGAACATTTGCAGTATATGACAGAATGTTTAGAATGAATAGAAAAACATTTCCACACATATATTGTGAACAAATAATGTACTATTTTTATAACTTTGGTGAAGACGCAATTGAAAGAACAATCATCATAAGTCAAAAAATTCAAGATCTATTAAACGCACTGGATGAGTCCGCAGTTGATATAAACAAATGGATAAGAGACAATCAGGACACAGTTATACCTGGCCCAAATATAGCACTTAAGGATATGTCCCTTCCACTATATTTTCACACCTTTAAAACCTACCAACTTCAAGAAACTAGAGACATCATAGACTTTGGAACAGCCAGAACCTTTGCGGGAAACAAGATTATCTTAGATTATGACTGGCATAAATATACAGTTATTCCAGAACAAAATAAAGGGCAGTTTTCCTCTAGATTCTAATAACAAAATGGTGTTATACTTGACCTTGAGGAAACATCGCTTTACAACTAAATAAGAAAACCCTTTACAAGGAGAGGTGAAATAAATGGCATATTCTCGTGGATCGTCCAACAACATTATCGTTGGTGCAGCCGCACTGTTTACATATAATAACGGTGCTTTAGCACAAACAATCGGTACTGTCGGTGGACCACTACCAGCATTTGAAGCAACAACATCATACAAAGATACTTTGGCTGATGACGTTGACTTCACAAACGTAGGTTATACCAGCAATGGTATCGAACTTACATTCCAACCATCTTTCGGTGAAGTTCAAGTTGATCAAGTTCTTGACGTTGCTCGTCTTTTCAAAGACGGCATGCAAGTATCTTTAGCAACATCATTTGCAGAAGCAACACTAGAAAACCTTCTAGTGGCAGTAGCAGCAAACGTAAATGATTTAGATGAACTAACAACATCGGCAGCCGTTGGTTTAGGAAGCCAAAGTTTCGACATCAACTCAGGTGAATTAGGCGACGTTCCTCTAGAACGTGGTATAGTAGCCGTTGGTCCAGGAACTGGTGACCCATCAGTTGATAAGGAACGTATCTATATCGGATACCGTGCTTTGTCAATCGAAAACGTAGTAGCATCAGCAAAACGTGATGCAGCATCTATGTTTGACGTAACTTTCCGTATGTTACCGTTAGATGACGGTATGTATGGCAAGATTGTTGATCGTACAATTACAGTTTAAGTAATTTTACAAGATTAGCCCGCCCATAAAACGGTGGGCTTTTCTATTTGATATAATGGTTTAATGGCCACAAAAGTTTATGAAGAAAATGTTATCGAGTTAATCGACGGTACAGAAATAACAGTTGGCCCATCAAAAATAAAATACCTAAGAGGTATATTAGACAGTTTTAATAAAATAAATAAAGATAGCACAGAAGATGAAGCCATAGAGATGATGGTTGAATCTGTCAGAATTGCAATGCAAGAGTTTTATCCATCTATTTCTGATTCAGTAGAACTAATAGAAGATAACTTAGATATAAAAACAGTATATAAGGTTTTGGAATATTGTGCTGGAATAACAATAAGTAGTGAAAAAGAAGAGACTATTGAAAGTCAGGCTAAATCAGAAAGTAGTGGGTCTAGTTGGCAAGATCTAGATTTGGCCAAATTAGAATCAGAAGTATTTTTAATAGGTGCTTGGAAAAATTATGAAGAACTAGAACTTGCATTATCTATGCCAGAGTTAATATCTATTCTTGAAGTAAGAAGAGAGTTTGATCATAATGATAAAAAATTTGCAGCGGCAATGCAAGGAGTAGATATAGATAAAGATAAGAGTGATAATGCTTGGGAAAATATGAAAAAAAGAGTATTATACAATGGAAAAGATGCCAACGACATAACAAACCTTCGTGGAGCCAAAGCAAAGAAAGCAGGGTTTGGGATTGGGAATGGTTTGGGGTATGAAGAGGTTGTTGGTTAAAATATAGGTCCTCTGTGATATAATTAAGGTTAACCTTATAAGGAGGAAAAATGGCAACTACTGTTAACGAAGAAAAAACAGTTACGCTTATTGACGGCACTAAAATCAAAGTAAGACCACTGAAAATTTCTCTCCTACGTCCTTTTATGAAGAAATTCGAAGGTGTAGCAGCGGTCGCAGAAGATAACGAAAAATCAATGAACATATTAATGGAATGTATTCAAATTGCAATGAAACAATACAAACCAGAACTTGCAGAAGACTTAGCAGCGTTAGAAGAAAATATGGATCTTCCAACGGTATATCAAATTATTGAAGAGGCATCTGGTGTTAAACTATCAGACGCAGCACTTCTTAATAATTTACCATAAAAACTAAATAAAGAGGTACTAATGAATGGCTGATGTAGAGTCCAATATAAAAATTGGTATTGACACTGGTGAAGCGTTAACGCAATTAAAAGCGTTACAACGCCAGATATCAGCCTTTCACACCTCAATGGCAAAAACAGGTGCTGCAGGTGTTGCAGTATCTAATAACCTTTCTCAAAACCTAGCAAATCAAATAAACGCTGGCGGCAAATTCTATGCCGAAATGAAAAAGATCAGAACAACTACTGACGCTTTTAATACAGCATTAGAAAAAAATCAATTTACAATGAAGGAATACTTTAGGTATGCTGGTGCTTCTACAAAAACTTTTGGTAAATTATTTAAATCAGAATTTGACACAATTAATAAAGTTGCAAGAGAAAATGTAAAAACATTACAAACCCAATATATTAAAATGGGTAGAGATGCAAGTGGTGCACTTAAGGCAATGTCCATACGTCCACTAGCACTGGATATGAATGACTATGCAACTAAAACAGCAATGGCTGCTCAGCGTCAAGCATTATTAAACCAATTATTAAAACAAGGATCTACCAATCTATTAAACTTTGGTAAAAATACACAGTGGGCTGGTCGTCAACTTATGGTTGGTTTTACAATACCATTATTATATTTTGGCACAGTTGCAGCAAAAACTTTTATGCAATTAGAAGAGCAAGCCATTAAATTTAAGCGTGTTTACGGTGATATGTTTACAACAACAGCAGATGCTACTAAAGCATTAAAGGATGTTCAACTACTTGCAAACGAGTTTACTAAGTATGGGGTGGCCGTTGCAGATACTATGAAGATGGCTGCTGATGTGGCTGCAACTGGTAAAGTTGGTGCAGATTTAATGGCACAAGTAACACAAGCATCTAAACTTGCAGTTCTTGGTAACATTGATCAAGCAAAGTCTTTAGATACTTTAATTTCTTTAACTTCAACATTTGGTATTGCTTCTGAAGATTTAGCAAAAAATATTGACTTTTTAAACGCAGTAGAAAACCAAACTATTCTTAACATTGATGATTTAACAACTGCAATTCCTAAAGCAGCACCAGTAATCAAACAACTTGGTGGTGATGTTCAAGACTTAGCATTCTTTATGACTGCAATGCGTGAAGGTGGTATTCAGGCTGGAGAAGGTGCTAACGCATTAAAGTCTGGTTTAGCATCTTTAATTAATCCAACCAAAAAGGCATCAGAATTCCTTGGTGGTATGGGCATTAACCTTAAAGGAATTGTGGAAGCAAATAAGGGAGACGTTAAAAAACTTGTAATAGATTTTGGTTTGGCCTTAGACAAGTTAGAACCATTGAAACGTGCTCAAGCAATTGAACAACTATTTGGTAAGTTTCAGTTTGCTCGTATGTCTACACTATTTCAAAATGTTATTAAAGAAGGAACTCAGGCTCAAACAGTAGCACAGTTAACTAGTGCAACAGTCGAAGAGTTAGCAATATTATCTGAACGAGAAATGAAAAAAATTGAAGACTCACCAATGTACAAATTTAAGAAACAAATTGAAGACTTAAAGGTTACCTTAGTTCCTATTGGTGCAGAATTCTTAAAGGCATTAACTCCAGTTGTTGAGTTTTTCTCAAAAATATTAAATAAGTTTAATGACTTTAGCGACGGTACAAAACAATTTATAACATACTTTACAGCAATCCTAGCAGGTATAGGACCAGTAGTACTTATGTCATTTGGTTTGCTTGCTAACGGTTTGGCAAATATAATTAAAGGATTTACAGCCATTAAGGGAGTATTTAATAGGGCTGGACAATCATCTACCGTTCTGGGAATGCAAACAGACTATCTTACACAACAACAACTAGAGGCTGCAGCAGTTGCTGCTTCTTTAGATCAAACACACATGAAGTTGACTCAAAGTTTTAATTCAGAAGCAGAAGCAATTAGAAGACTTGCAGCATCATACAATCAAGCAGTAGCAGCACAGCGTGCTTTTGGTATGGGCGGTATGCCAGGAAAAGGACCTAGACCTCAACCTAAAGGATATGAAAGCGGCATAGTAAGTGTACCTGGACCAAAGGGTGCAGGAGATGTAGTACCAGCAATGCTTTCACCAGGAGAGGCTGTAATTCCAGCAAAACAAAATAAAAAATTTGGTGGACTAGTTAAAGGAATTATTGCTAACAATATACCTGGTTTTGCAAACGGTAGTGAAAGAATAGGTTCTGGTTCACAAGGAAGAATTGGAAAATCTAATTCAACTGTTATGAGACCATACTCTGCAAATGTCTCTAATACATCTGGGTTGGTGCCATTTGGAAGTATAAATCCAGCGAATATGGCAGACCTGACTAGCATTTATGCTAAACAAATTATTCAACAGTCTGGGTTAAGTGCAAAATCTATCGTGTTAGAAATAAAGGCATGGGAAAATGCTAATCGTGCAGCAATAAATCTTGCTACACAAGCCGTTAATGCAGGAACTCCAGCAACTCAAGCATTTTCTGGTTTAATAAATAAATTTAACACAGACATGAGAAATGCAAATGGACCATTTCATCAGTTTACAACAACTGCACAAACTATGGCTCCGCAATTGCAACAAGATTTAATACAAGCACAAGCAGAAGCAAGAAGATTAAGGTTAAATTTAAAAAATGCAGCAGATGTTCAAACTCTTGCAACTAATTTACCAAACAATTCAGTTGCACAATCAATGAATACCCCTGGAGCATTCTCTGGACTTTCTAGAGTTAGAAGTGCAGCATCTTCATTTTTTGGCGGTGCTCGAGGAATTTCAACACATGGCATACCTAGATTTATGATAACACCAGGAAGTGAGCCAGCAAGTCTTTCATATAAAAAAGCAACTTCTCAAGAACATTTTAGCGAGAACTTAGTCCAACAAGAAAACAAAGTTAGGATGCAAAGTCAGAGAGCAGCATCTAGACTAGTTAACAGTGCTGTAGATGGAATGAATACAGAATTTCAAAATAATTCACCGTCTAAAAGAATGCGTAAAGCCGCTCAAGATGGAGCACAGGGTGCAATTGTTGGGATGCAAGAGTCTGTTGACGATATGCAAAGAACAGGTCGCCAACTTGGACAAGCAACGGTATTAGGTGCTTCACAATCAGCAAATGCTATGTATGGAAAATCAACTGGCATTACAGCAACAGAAAAATCAATTAGAAGACAACAGGATAAACTAGCAAAACAAAATAAACTTATTAATGTTGCTGGATCTGCAGGTACTGATTCTAAAGCAAAGGGTGCTACAGGACAAAGAATTTCTTCTGGTATGGGAACTGCAGCAATGTCTGCCTCTATGGTTGCAATGATGGGTTCAATGGCCCCTGGAAAAATTGGTGAAATGTTTCAAAAGTTAATGATGCCATTGATGGCTCTTTCTATGATAATCCCACTTCTTGGTTCTAAGTTTGGTGCATTAGGAGTTGGCGTTGGAGCACTTGTTGGCCTGTATGTTCAACAAAGAATGGCAATGGACAAGGCAAGAGATGCAGCGATAGATTTAGCAGAAAAAACTGGAGCATCATCTAAAAGTATACAAGAGTTAGCAGAATTTGCAGGTAATGTATCTGCCTCAGAAATAATGAACAGAAGAAGATCTGATAGAGTTAAACAGTATCAAACAGTTCAAGGTAAGACCACTTTTGGTGAATCTTTTGTTACTGGAGAAAAGGGTCAGGCATTAACTAAAGCAGTTGGACAAAACATTGCTGCTAATGGGGTTTCTGGTGCAGGTGGATCTTTAACAAATCAATTAGCAACAGCAGTAACTTCTGGAGCATTGTCAGCCCAAGAAGCAAGATCTATTGCACTTAATATAGGAGACCAAATGGGCAACATGGCATTTGGACTTAAAGTAAATGCTGAACTATCAAAACTGCTAGGACCTAATGGTGAAAACTTAGTAAAAGATCCATTAAAAGTAAGAATGGAATTAGTTGATCAAGGAAACAAACAACTAAAAATGTTAAATACTGCAAGACCAGCAGCCTCCAGGTATACAGGAAAAGATGTGAAAAGTATTGGAGGATACGCTCTTGCAGGTGCAGGTGCAGGAGCAGCCCTAGGAGCAAAGGCAGGTGGTGCTATTGGACTGGTTGGTGGACCAGCAGGAGTGGCCATTGGTGCTGGAATTGGATCAGTTGTTGGAACTGGTATAGGTGCAGTTGCTGGTGGAATTTATGGTAATACAGAAAGAAAAAAAAGAATGTCTTCCGCCGCTGGTGCAGAAGTGGCTATGTCTGCAATTGCTTTACAACAAAACCAACAAATGTTAGATGGCTTACAAGTCGAATATGAAAAAAGAATTGAAATTGCTAGGGCTGCTGGAGATACTGTAAAAGCAGAAAAACTACAAAATGATTATATAACTAGTAGACAAAAGTTATTAGATAAACAACAAGAAACAACACAAATAATTGATGATAATTTTGTAAATAGTAGTAGTGCAATGCAAAAAGCATATCAGAATTCAGCAGATAAGATGGCTACAAAAGCATATGAAGGTACAATGTTTGGAGATGTTGTTCCATTAGCACAAGATGCAATTGCTGCTTCTCAGGGCAGCAAACTTGCTAAAGTAAAATTAACTATGGAAATGGCAAATAAAAATATAGATCCAGCAACTATGATATCTTTATTAGATTCTTTTGGTGATAACAAAAAAGACCTTGATGCAGTTATGAATATAATAACAAAATTTGGTGGAACCTCAGCAGCAAGAGTTGAACAAATATCTTCATTGTTTTTAGATAGCAAAGGTGAAATAGATAAAGAAGCACAAAAGAATTTCTTACTTAATGTTGAAGGTGCAGCAAATGATCAAGAAGCACAAGACACTATTGATTTTTACGAACAACTAACAATGACTGGTGGAGAACTAGACATTGCTTATTTAGTTAATTATTATGAAAATAATAAAGATGCAAGAGATAATCTAAATAATTTGTATGATCAGATTAAAGAAAATAAAGGAAAGTTAAGTTACGATGTTGCAACTACATTTTTACCACCAGAATATTTGGGTGCAATTGATAAAGAATATTTTGATAAGTTAACTGAAAATGAAAGACAAGTTTATTTAAATGAAATTGCTACGGTGATGTCTATACAAGATAAGACTGTTTTTGATGGTGACCCAGAAGTTAAAAAATGGTTAGGTGAGCCAGCCAGTATTGGTGGGGGAGAAAAATTTAGAAACGCATCTTTTCCAGTTCAAAAGCAAGCATATGCAAATGCACTTGGACAAAAGAAAACAAACGCAATGGATCCTACTGTAGCAACTCCATTTGCAGATGAAGAGGGTGCTGGAAGTGGCGGGGGACCAACAGGGTCACCATTAGACGACATAGTAAAGAAACTAAGAGACGTAAGAAAGGCTACCCAGGAACTCACAGTAGGTTGGGATGCCTCTGGAAAGGCCTTAAAGAAACTCTCCAAAGAAACATTAGGGTTTGGTGGTTTGGCACAAAAACTTAGAGGTCAAGGTGCTAATCAAAATACTATTGATTTTATTACTGGATTATCCGCAGAAGATTATGACAAATATAAAGGAATGTTTAAGGACATAAGTGTTTTACAAAAAGCATTAAACAATATTGCTTTAGGTGAATATCAAAATGATCAAGAAAAAATTGTTGCAGACACAAATAATCAAGCGGTTGCTTTTAGAAAATTAGTTAATGCGGGAATGCCAGTTGCTGATGCATATGAAGCAATTAAAGATAATGCATTTGCAGCCGCAGTTGCATCTGAAAAAACAAACAAAAGTTTAACAAGCATTGTATCATCTAAAGCAAAAGCAATAGTAGCACAATTTAAAAATGCTATGAGTATGGGAAATTATTCAGAAGCATTTGATCCTGGCTATAATGCAGCAATGAAATACTTTGATATTCAAGAACAAATTATTAGACTTGGAAGAAAAGGTGAAATAAATAAAGAAAAACTAATAGTTGATAATGCAGAAAAACAAATTAAAGTAGCACAACGTATTCAAGCAGCAAACAGTTATTTAATATCAAGATATGAAGATGGACTAAATACAATAAATGATGAAGCAGAAAAAATTAACAACAAGTATGATAAGCAGTTTGAATCACTAGATAAAATACAAAAAGTAAATGAAATTATTGCTAGACAAGAACAGGGAAGGCTGTCTGTTGCACAAGCACTTTCTGAAGGAGATGTTTATGCAGCGGCACGAGCAGCACAAGAACTTCGTGCACAAAATGCAGCAAGTTCACTTGAGCAACAAAGAACTGGTATGGAAAATGCAAGAGATAATCAAATTAATGGTTTAACTTCAAATGGATTAACAAGAGATCAATTAGAAGAAAAGATAAAAAACTTAAAAAATCAAAATTATAGAATTGAACAAGATACTATTGCACCTCTACAAGAACAAGCAAGACTAGCACAAGTACAGTTAGACATTATAGAAGATAAAATAAAACAAGATGTTGAATCTTTAAGATTGGCTGGATTAACTAAGGACCAATGGGGAGAACAAAATACTAAAATACAAGCAGCAGAGTTTGCTACAGGAAAATATAATCAAGCAATAGCACTTTCTAAAAAAGCAGTAGATGAGTTGGCAAGTTCATGGGACTCAGTTATTGCAAAAATGAATTCTTATAATAACAACCAAGTAGATTTGTCTGGACCTACCAATACTGGTAAAAAAGAAATAAGACGTGTAAAAAATAAAGATGGTTCGACAACTATATACTACGATGATGGAACTGAAGAAACAATTGATAAACCAAAAGCCTCTTCTGGTAGCGGTGGTACAGGGGGCAACTCAGGAGGATCGTCATCATCTCAAAACTTGTCTAGTTTAAGTGCTTCTCAAAAAGCAACTTTGTCAACTGGACTACTTAAGACCTCTGCTCAAAATCTTGCCTATACCCCTGCTAAAACAATTTATGATAATAAAATGAAACCAATTGCAACTATTCCAGCACAAGCCCCTAACGCTAATCAGTTAGCAACAGCAAGATACAGTGCTATGGCTGCAGCATATTTAACTCCAAAGAAAAAAGCACTTGGCGGAATGATTTCAAAATTTGCTTCAGGTGGTTTTGCAGTTGGAACAGACACCGTTCCAGCAATGTTAACTCCTGGAGAATTTATTGTAAGTAAGTATGGTGTAGATAAATTTGGGGTAGATAACCTAAAGGCAATAAATAAAGGTAACTACGAACAATCATCTTCAGTGTATAATTATAACTTGAGTGTTAATGTTAAGTCTGATGCAAATCCTAACGAGATTGCTAGAACGGTAATGATGCAGATTAAACAAATAGATTCTCAAAGAATCAAGGGGAATAGAATATAATGGCAACTTTAAATTACCTTGCTGGTAGAAAAAAATACGGTAGACCACAGGCACTTTTATTTGCAGACTCCCCTGGAACTCTCGTTTCTACTGCAAACGGTTTAGTGCATGTTCCTGTTGGATATGAAGTTGGCACAGATCCAACTCAAATTGAAGAGACGGCAAATAGTTTTTTTATTATTTTATCAGATCATAATCGTGGACCTATAGATGTTAAATACAACAGGCTTGAACAAAAAGAAAGAACTATAAATGGAAAAATGAGATCTTTTTTTATTGCAGATAAAAACATATTCTCTATAAATTGGCAAAATTTGCCATCTAGATCTTTTAGCAACATTGCAAATTTTAATTCAACAACTGGAAAAGAGGATGTTGACTTAGAAAAGTTTACAGTGGATGGGGGAGCAGGTGGAAACGAATTGTTGAGTTGGTATCTAGAACATCCTGGATCATTTTATATGTTTGTTGCTTATGATAGGTATGTTGATTTTAAACAAGAAGACAATACAATGAACAGGCTTAATGAATATCAAGAAGTAAAAGAAGTTTTTATATCTGAATTTTCATATAATGTAAATAAAAGAGGAACCAATAAATATGATTTGTGGGATGTAAGCATATCTCTGGAAGAAGTATAATGTTTCAAAATGAATACATTAATTCAATTTTTAAAGAATCCGAAAGTGTAACTCTTAAAGGATTAGTTTTAGCAGAATGGAATTTTAATGATGCAGAAAATTTGTTAAAAATTGGAAATTATAGACATCGACCATTAGAAAATTTATCTAAATATAAAAATATTATTAACTCTTATGATTCTAACGATAGTGGAAATTATTATACAGATGCAACTAATGCTGACATAGTCGTAGATGGTGGATACGATGACTCAGATGAACCACAACTTTTTACATCTATTAAAGAAAAAGAAGGGCAGTTATTTTCTTTAGAAGATTGTTTTAATAAATTTAGACCAAGATCTGGAATAAATAAAATACAATACTTTAATAATAAATATTTTCACAATTCAAATTCATACTTGGCCAATAGACCAAGATATTATATGTCAGACAAAAGAGACTATTTTAAATATTGGAGTTCTTATAGAACAGAAGACAATATTGAAAGAGGAATTGCTAAAAATATATTAAATAATAAAAATTATATAGACGACGTTGCACCTTTTGTGGTGTATAAAAATAGCATTCCAGTTAATAGAATTGTTATTAAGATGCAAACAAATGTTGGTGAAATTAACCTAGGACCATTCTCAACAATTTCTGAAAATATAGAAGATCCATTTTATGGGTATATCAATCAAACAACTCCAAGTACTTGGAAGGTTCAAGTTTTAAATAATGATAACTGGATAGACATAATTAGTTTTGATGAAAATTCTACAAGATCAAATGGAAAGAATATTGTTGGTTCTGATGGACATGTTGAATTAAAATATGGATTAGTTGTTCCATCAAAATATAAAGATAAGTTTTCTTTAGTTGATATTATTTTATCAACAACGCTATTGCCAGATACCGCTTCATATGGTGATGCATACTTAGTTTCTGACAAATATAAAAGCGAAATAGGAGTCCTTTATGTTTATAATGGATTTGACTATGATTCATTTGTTCCAGAATATGGATGGGATTTATTAGAAAATGAAATAGATAAAACTTCGATGGTAACAGAACTTGTAGACGTAATGTCATATACTAACGCTGGTACCAGTAGTATTTCATATAAAGAGTTTCAGTATATAAATGGAATAAGGATTGTAATAAGTACAATGAATAAGTTTGATAGTGTTTTTGATTTAATTGAGTTGTCTCCTAGATTGCTGGTAGACATAACAGATAATGTTACTAACTATACAATAAACAAATCAATATCTGATTTAAGCACAAACGGACTACCAGTAGGACAACTTCTGGCATCTACTGGTAACCTAGAATTAATTGATCCAGATCTTTCTTTTAATAAAAATAATACAAATAGTGTTGTACACAAATATTTAAATAATAATGTTAAGTTTAGTTTTTATGAAAGTGTAGAGACTGATGATAATATTTATCAATACATACCATTAAAAAAATTATACTCAGATAATATACCACAAACAGATGTAAAAAATGGCAAGACTTCTATACAATTAAGAGATTTATATTTTTACCTAGAACAAATAAATGCTCCTAGTTTATTTCTAACAAACGTGTCTTTAAGTTTTGTGGTTTCAACATTATTAGACTATACTGGATTTTCTAACTATATATTTAAAAAAATTGAAAATGAACAGGAACTAATTATTCCTTTCTTTTTTTGTAATGAAGAAAAAAACGTTGCACAAGTTTTAAATGATTTGGCAATATCTTCTCAATCATCTATGTTTTTTAATGAAGAAAATGATCTAGTCGTAATGAGTAAAAATTACACAGTACCAAAGTTAACAGATAGAGTATCAGATAT